TGAACCCTGATTATCAACCCACTAAGCCTGCGTTCATACCTGGTGTTGAAATTTTCACTCCCAAGTCCATACTATTATTTGGCGGGTCCATTGTAAAAACTCTTGATGATTACATGAATAAATACCCCCAGCTTGGAGAAGGATGGAAGGCCTTTTACCCCATGGGAGTTCCAGGAGAGTCAATTGCCGCTCTCACCAAACGGATAGCATCAATAGATGTAAAAACCCTACCAACGGCACCATATGCTACCATGATATGGATGAACGGGGCTTCAGCGGCAGCAGCCTCCACCGAGGAAATCACCACTCTCGTAGACACAACAAAGAAGAAATTTTCTAATGTCCCACTCATAGTGACAAGTGTTCTTTCTGAGAAAAACGTAGACAACAAAAAGGTGAATACTCTGCTGAAGTCGCTCATGACTTCCAAGCCATTCAGGTACACGTATTGCAATGAGACAATCTCGCCATCACTATTCCCAGATGGAGTCAACCCAGAAGTAGATATGTACGAAAAATTAATACCCTGTATGTTGCCATTGCTTATTTCAAACGTGACGCCCCCAGTACCCCCTGGGTACAAACCAGCAACTCCCAAAACAATCCCGGGTATCGAACAATTCCCACCGGGTTCCATTCTCGTTTATGGCGACTCCATCACAAAGATCATGGGTGGGTACTTGACAAGCAAACTGAACTTCCCACAATGGAAAGCAATTGAAACGTCTGGAGTGGGCGGTAACAGGTTCGCGCATATAATCAAACGCATGCAGGAAGCACCTCCAAAGTCACCAAAAGCTCTCGTACTGTGGATAGGTACTAACAACACTGACTTGCCTCCTCCAGAAGCTGAAATCGCAACCATGTTTGACACGGCCAAGAAGATTTATCCCAATGCCAAGATATTCTCATGGAATATCCTGCCACGCGTAGGTCGCGATGTAGGTCCCATGAATGCCGCAATTAAAAAGGCTGCAGACGCACGTGGAATTCAGTTCATCACATGTGGCAATGATGCAGACCTCACTAAAATGTCCGACGGTCTCCATCCTTCTCTGCCAATCTATGAAAAGGTCATTCCCTGCATGCTGCAAACAGTTGTGTCTAGTATGGTGACGACTGTGAAAGTCCCTGGCAAAGTAAGCGAAGTGTTAGCTGGTGGCAAGGCAAGAGTAAACTATGCGGATCCGTCCGGAAAGCGCAGATTGCCAGTTGTTGCTCTGAATGCAAGGAAAGGAGAAACTGTTACTATTACAGTTCAAAACAAGGCCCCGTATGGGCTTGTATCAGTTGCCAAGGTAAACGGTTCAAATACACCAACCCCAGCACCAACCCCAAAACCAGCACCATCCCCCAAACCCGCGCCAACGCCAGCGCCTTCTACCGTGAAGCTCAATGGCAAAGTAAGCGAAGTGCTGGGTACCGACGCGCTAAGATTAAGGTACACCGATCCATCCGCAAAGATCAGGATGCCAACTGTAAAGAAGACAAAGCATGGAATGAAGAAGGGAGATATGGTTACTATTACAGTTCAAAACAAGGCTCCATATGGTATCCTTTCTGTTGTCAAAACCAAGTGATCTCTTTCTTAACTTTCATTCACATTTTTACATTTGGCAAAGAAAAATACATTGGTATATTTCTTTATTCTTCCCATTGGTCCTCAATGTCCAGCTCATTAAAATCAAAAGAAAGTTCACCATCATCTTCACCATCATCTTCAGTATCATCATCCTCACTAATAGCCCCATCATCGCTAAAATAATCCTCCTCGCACATTTCTTCATTATCCCTCGCTTCTTGAATAGCTTTCTCTATCTTATTAAAGTAATCAAACGTACATTCCACAGCATGTATCCTACGCTCATAGAATTCATCCTCATCGGGGTTGTACTCCGATGTACTCATGCTAGCCCAATCAAGAATGTTCTGATACTTGTCTGCTGCATCAATACAAGCCTTTGTAGAACCAGAGTCCACACCATACTCCTGGAACTTCAGGATGTACCTGACCGTATGCTCATCCAACCCGACAAGTTCCTTAGAATCGCGGGAGACGCGATAGAAGAAATCAGAGATGGAAGCCATGGTATTCGCTTTGGTGGTTTTGTTGTTTGCTTTGATTGTTTGATACTTGCCAAATGTTTTTGGGTGAATATATAGACTGTACAGACCCGGGGTCAAATGATAAAAATGACATCTGTCATTGAATGTCAATACCATGTGAACTTTTCAGTTGAAAACTAATTTCAAAAAACTAAAAAAAATATTTTGTTTGTACTAATATGGATACGTATACAGGCAAGGTGAAAGCAAAGGATCGGCGGGTGTTCGCGGACATATTTGGCTTCGTCAAAAGGCTGTTCCCGCCAATGTCGTCGTCCACCACTAGCAGACCCGTGTCGAACACGGGCAAGGTGGACGCGAAAGGTCGGCGGGTGTTCACGGACACAAAGGGCCGTACATACGTGAAAGGAGATGGCGGCAAAAAGGTCAAAAAGGTGTACGTCAAAAAGCTGTTCACGCCAAAGTCGTCACCCCTCGTCAATACCATTGGCGTTGGCGGCGGTGGTGGTGGCAGTAGAATCAGCAGAAGCAGTCCCGTGACGAACACGGTCAAGGTCGGCAACACCAAAGAACGTAGGGTGTTCACGCCAAAGTCCATGACAACCAGCAACGTCGGCAAGAGACGCAATGGAAAGATGGGTAGTACAGATACAGTGTCAAAAAAATATGCACAATTATGGAAATCAAAAGTTGACGCAAGACTCAACCCATCCAATAAAGGAATTGTCACGGACTCGGTACAAGTAGAAATGCCCATCATCAGATTACTGAACAAAGATACGAGGTTGTTAAAAAGATCAGAAAAAATCATTAAAATTCCTCTTACATTCAGAAAGGGCGGAGCCGTGGATTCCAGAGATATTGTCAACATGAGAAAAAACAACATAGACCCGACGTGGTTTCAAGCACAGATAAAGTACCTGAAAACGTTGTCGGATTATGACATATGGACAGTGGCCGCATACACTCATCGCAGTCATGAGTGGCTTGGAAAATATCAGAGGACGGGGAATCTGAAATATTTACCAAGATTTGAGCAGGAAATGCCATTTCCTCTATTTCCACAAATTACTGCACTCATTGATTCCGGGTACGATCCCATGAAAACTACCAAGAATACCAAAGAAGATCCCTTGCTTGTCGAATTCAAGACTACTAAAGATCTCACAGAAAAGTACATGGTATACGTGGTGATGGCAAACAAGAACATGTTTAGCCAAAAAGCGCTAGAACTCGCAGTGAAGATGTATATAAAAGATCTGAAGAGAATACTAGTTGCCTCTCCTCCCGTGAGACGCAACATGGTCGTATATCGCGGGGTTACTGAAAACGTGTTTGCCGACGAAAACAATTCTGACGTACACTATCCATATTTTTCGTCGACGGCGTACAACCCACACTATGCTGCTGATTATGCTCACAATGGAAGATATCTGCAACGGATACGAATCCCCCCTGGGAAACACGTGTTGTTTCTTGCCCCCCTGAATATGTTTGGCTCGTACGGCGAGTATGAAATACTATTGCCACCTTGTCAGTTCAAGGTAACCGGTATAAGTAGAAAGATGAAAGTCGGACACGACGGACACGATTCTTTTTACAAGGTCACCGATCTCACGATGGTATGATGATGATGAAGTACCTCGTACTCGTTCTCTATGATGACGATGAGTCGCTCCCTCGCGTCGGCGTCGCGCTTGACGCACTCGAGCATGACGTCCTTAATTTCAAAAAAAAAAAAAAAATAAAGAAACTATTATACCTCAAAAACTACTGTGCCGTGTGAGAAGTATTATACATAAGTATTATACCTATGTAAATAACTTAAATATTTATCGTTATATAGTTGTAATGGCTAAGATATATGAGTTGCCAGTGTTTGAATGTCAGTGTGGCTATTATACCACTGTAAAGACCAACGCAATGAAACATTCAAAGACATTGGCATGCAAAGATAAGATAATGTCAACACATTCTAAGGAGTTTGTTTTGAGGGAAGAATATGACAAGTTAGCAGCTGTGTCTATTGTTCAGACTGGTCAAGGAACTGCTCTCCATACCAACAATGGTAATCTCACCGTTCAGAACATCCAGATACACCTTCATGTTCCCGACAAGTCTGTTGTATCATCGGTATATGATGCGGTGAAGAACACTGATTGTGTGAATGAGCTGCGCGGCGCCGACCCCAGTGAGATACCCGCAATTTTGTTCAAGTATACGCGGGGCAAGATGGCAGAGCGCCAATACATAACATACGATCCTGACAAGAATGTGGTGAAGCACATAGACCCCGTGACCAAGCGTGAAGTTGCTCAGGACCTCAAGAAATACAGGAACGAGTATCTCGTAGATAGTTCGGAGGTTTTTGACGACACTTACCACCTTCCCTACTTGCCCCCCAGAGCCCAGGTCCCTTTGAAGGATCTCACAAAGCCTGCTTTTGAAACTGGTAAAAAGAAAGATGAACCTATCTCTGGCGCTGAAGTTGTCAAGATGTGTGCTGCCGGCGATCACCGGATGTATAAGTTGCCTCATGGTAGTAAGAAGTTTTACACAGATGTTGCCAAGAATGTAGATATAGAGATAAAGTCTACTGTTTAAAAGTCGCCGTCCATGTCAAACACATTGTCTTCTGGGTTCATCACACCAGGTCGCTGATACTCCGAGACGCGCTTCTCGAAAAAGTTTGACTTGCCCTCCAGAGAGATTAGCTCCATGAAGTCGAAGGGGTTTGTGGCATTGTACTGCTTGGGATGGCCAAGTGCTACGAAGATGCGGTCTGCCACAAACTCCAGATACTGTCCCATCAGTTCAGAGTTCATGCCAATCATACGACAAGGAATTGCCTCACAGATGAATTCCTTTTCGTTGGCAACTGCCTCCTCCACAATTGCCTTCACCTGTGCCAGAGACAGCTTGTTCTCCAGCTTTGAGTACAGGAGCTCGCCAAACTGCTGGTGCAGACCCTCGTCGCGACTGATGAACTCGTTGGACAGACCCAGACCAGGCATCACTCCGCGGTTCCTGAGCCAGAAGATTGCGCAAAAGGAGCCAGAGAACAGCAAACCTTCCACACATACCCAGGCAACAAGGCGCTCCGCAAATGACTTGTCCTGCGACAAGAACTTCTGTGCCCACGCTGCCTTCTTTCCAACCGCGGGGATTGTTTCGATTGCATCAAAGAGAGAGTTCCGCTCGGCATCATCCTCAATGAGCGCATCAAGCAGGAGAGAGTACATCTCCGAATGGATGGATTCGTTGAACATCTGATAAGCATAGAACAGACGCGCAGAAGGGTCGGTGACTTCCGTGGAGAAGTTGTTTGCAATGTTCTCCATCACCATGCCATCACTGCCTGCAAAGAAGCCGAGAATGGTCTTGATGAAGTGACGCTCATCGTCATTGAGCTTGTCACGCCAGTCGGCAATGTCCTGGTTCAACGGGACTTCCTCAACCGTCCAGAATGTGGACACTGCCTTCTTGTACATTGCAAATACGTCGGGGTACTTGATTGGGAAAGCAGAGTACTTGCGGTTGCCGATGTCAGCGAGTAGGGGCTCCTGGTTGATGATTGCCATTGTGTTGGATCTGTTGTATCTTAGAAAAGAGAAAAATATATACAAGAGAGTGTCGATATAGCCATTCCAGTTGCAAGAAGATGCTTCTGGGATGTCTTTCTTTTTATTTGATTTTGATTACATAATTAGTCGAAAGAAATGGTCACTGCAATGTTTGTAGTTAAGCATTGCTTAATCTTTGCCTTGTTGAGCTCCCGCCTTGATTCTCCTTTGTCGATGCTCTTCCGCTGCTTTACTGCGGAAATCATATCATCTTCCACGTCATCCACAATGTTCTTGCACTTTTCTACAAGGTCATTCTTGATTGCCCAGCGGAAGAAGTTTAGCTGCCCCACCGTTGTGGAGAACTCCTTACCTTTGTCATCTGTAAACATGACACGTGCCCCGCGGCAGAATGGGTCAAAATACCGCTTTGAGTAACTCTTGAGCGAGGCTTTGTATTCCAGGTATATGTTGAAATGCTTACCTTCTTTTGTAACGAGGAACAAGTTTTTTTTCTTGGAATAATTAGATACAAACCAGTCAAGCACTCTCATCGAGAGAGTCTGGTTCTTTACAACTTCCATCATCGTTGCTAGGTTCTGCTTGTCCTCAAAGAAAGTGTGTAGTGATGCCAGTAGAAAGTGGTCAGCGTTTGAAACCATGGTGTCTCCTATATTAAGATAAAATTTTTTTAAGTTATTTACTGATGGCGTGCGCTCCATACATCGCCAGAGTTGAAAACCCGGTCCACTGTCTCAGACACCTTGGAGTCCAAAGGCTCTGCGGTTTCAGCAGGAACTTCCTCAATGGTTTTCTCAAGGGCAGGAAGAGGTTCGGGGGCGGGAAGAGATGTCTTGGGGGCGGGCAGGCGCTCCTCGGGAAGGAGATGGGCATCCAGACCATCCTTCATCACCTTTTCCTTGCGGTCAGCAAACACCTCCTTGGCAGAGCGCTGAGACTCCGCATAGCCTTGCATCAGGTCGTTTAGGAAGGTTTCCTGGTACTCCTGGGTCTCAACACCCATGGGGTCGGGAGGGCAGGGGGCCCAGTTGTACATGGACATCAGGAAAATGTCCACAATGTTGTCACCGGCCCGCTGGAGACGCTTGACATATGCCTTGGCTTCATCCTCTGTGGCAAACACGCCGCGGATCTTCATTGCAAACTTGGTGCTCTTCTGGCGACAGTGCTCCGGGCCCACAAAGCTGACTAGGGCAAAGTTCTGGCCTGGGACTGTGATATAGTCGCTTTCAAGAGTGAGGCCCATGGGGAGCTCAGGGGTGTTGGTTTGAGTGCTCATTTTACATATGGTGAGATTTTATTGATTAGGATTTTACGCATTCAAGGCATAAACATAGAATATACAGAATTTTTCTTTGCCGTCTTTTGTTTTGGTTTTGACTTTTTTGCCGCGGGTTTTAGAACTTTTGTCACGTAGTCCTCTATTTTGTCCATCGAGAATGTTTGATTCGCTGGCATTGGTTTTGCTACGATTTTTGGTGTTTGCGGCGGAGATTCGGGAAACAGTTCTGCCATCACTTTCCTTGGAAGTTCCATGAGTTCCCCCCTGAACTTGGCACAAGGGCAGCTCTTTTCCTCAAAGTCTACTTTTCTAGAATAGCAACACTGCCTCAGCCCAGACCTCGAAACCAAGAAGTACGTGTTTGACGAATGGTGTTGCCTTTCGACATTTGCGCAATACTTTGAGGAATGGCGAAACATGTATACAAACTCCGTTTTCAACACCCCTGTGACATGGCCCTCATATTCCTTGGGGATTACCTTCTCCACTTCCTTGACAATTTCCGAATACTCCGCAAGGGATGAGTGTTGGATGGACCCTGCCATCGATGGAGATTCAAAACTATCGTCTGCTATGCTATCAACAAGTTGGGTAAGAGTTCCTCTTGTCCTCAGGGACACTTTCAATAACAGCGACCGTGTTGCTGCAAAAGAATTTTGAATTTCTGCGAGCTGCTCTTCCTTTACGTCTGCCCCACGCTCCAAGATATACGAAAGTTTTGGTACATATACCCTGTTGGGTTCCGTTGGTTTTGATGCCCAAGGAAGACGCATACCACTTCCCTTGTGAACCGCGGCGTCAACAATGTCCTCCCACTTGTTGACAAATGGATTGTTTCTTTCTTCGAGTTTCTCGAGGACCTTGCCTCGTACGTGCAATGCAACTGTTGAGGTGACAAAGATGTTGCTGAATGTTAGGTGAATTCCTACCTTTACTCCATCTGCGACCTTCTTGCTGACATTTGAAACACACAGTGTCACTTCTGTTTTACTGATGTCGAACAAGTCTGCGGTGGTGCCACATATCTCCTTGAGGATCTCATCAATTTCCTCCGGAAAGGTGCCAGATGTCATTGTATCGGCAAGTTTCTTTGTCGCAACTATGTCCAGATCATAAAACATTCTAAATACCTTCGGCTTGTATTCCACAATGCATGAGAACTTTCCGCCCTTTACAACTCCACGGGCATACTCTGATAGGAATTCCTCTTGGGAGCTATCTGGCACACATAGGACTCCTTTGTCTAGGAGAACATGTGAGAGATCCCCAGTGCGGCCATAGTAGCCTCTCTTTTTGCACCACGATATGATATAAGCTTCCGACATTTACAACTAATAGTTGAAGACATAATAAGTATGGGTTTTTGTCGATATAGCATCGCGGTAAACTAACTTAAAAATTTTGTTCTAATACTGTAAGAATGATTACCCCGTACCTATGTATATATGCAAGCCAGGCCGCAGCCTGTATAAATGAGAACAAGTATAAGAAGATAGCAGATGCCGTCGAGGCTTTTTGGCACAGAGCCGATGCAGAGAGCTACAACAGTGCAATGGCAAGGAACAACATCCTCACTGATGATGAGATTGTGGAGAAGGTTGGGAGAACCCACCCGAAGATTGCAAAATTGTTGCAAGTTGCTTCCAAGGAAGAAGAGAGTTCCACCGATGTTGCCGAGAAATACTCTAAGCTCTCCAAGGAATTTGAGAAGTATGCTGGGGATAATTACATCTCCCATGACATTGCATCGGTGGTCGATGATGCTATTCGCAAGACTGCATACACCACCTACGGCAACGTTGCTGAGCACAGTGTGTTCAATTATATCCGCGACGTGCTCAAGATTGACATTGTGGACGACCCTTCTTTTTACAAAGATGTTCTCGGGACTGTTCATACCAAGTATGGTTCCTTTGAGTATTCCATCGGGGGTAAGATAGACGGCATCACACGTGATAGGAAGATTCTTGTCGAGATTAAGAACCGTGTAAACCGGTTATTTGGAAAGCTGCCGAGTTATGAGATGATTCAGGTTCAGACATATCTCCACCTCTTGAATCTGGACAAGGCTTTCCTTGTTGAGTGTCTGCGGTCTAAGGAAGGCAATGTTGTGGCTGACGATGTGAACTGCATCACGGTCAACAGGGACAGAGCATACTTTGAGGTAGAAATTCTTCCAAGACTCGAAGGTTTTGTCAATTTTGTTGTAAATCTCATTCATGATGAGAAACTCCAGGATAAGTTTTTGATGTCCAAGCGCAGGAATGCAATGGCATCTCTCGCCATCACCAAGTTTGTTAAGGAAAAACATGAAAGTAGGGGAAAACTGCGTGGAAATGTATAATAAAATGTCAGCGTTATGTATATAATGACTACGAATGCGCCCAACTTTGACCCAACACTATGGGGCCCTGGTTTCTGGTTTTCGCTTCATCTCGCTGCATTGCGTTTCCCAGTGAACCCAACCGCCGAGGACAAAAAGCACTTTGGAGACTTTGTCAGGACAATTCAGTACATCCTTCCCTGCGCTGGGTGCTGCAAGGGGTTCAAGGCTATTCTCGAGATGACCAAGTTTGGAGCCAAGGACCTGAAGACCCGGGATACTCTTTTTGCTTGGACGGTCCTCGCGCATAGTCTAGTAAACCGCAAGACAGGTAAGCCAGAGAAAAACGATCCCGCGATGTGGAAGACAAAATACATGGCTCTAGCGCTAAAATAATTAACTGATGTACTCATTCCCAATTCCCATGTGTAAGAGTGCCTTGTTGCAAGCATCCTGCTCTGCATCTTTGCGAGTGGTTCCCGAACCCTCCGCAAACTTGTTTCCATCCACGTGGACTCCCACGATGAACAAAGAATTGGCCCCTCCCCTTTCGAATTGTATCACAAACTCTGGCCTCCCCATTGAGAGGCGCCTACAGTGCTTTGCAAGCCGGTCTTTGTGATTGGAATCAAGCAGGAGCTCCTGAATGTTGGCGTGCCTGGAGAGCGTGGTCATAAAAAATTGCTTTGCTGCATTGATACCACCGTCGAGGTAAATTGCCCCGATGAGTGCTTCGAAAGCGTCTTCAAGAATCTTTGGGTTTGTGTTCCACCCCCTGTAGAGACCCTTCTGGGACATTATGATGTAGTTGTGGAGGCCCAGGTTCAACGCAAGTTTACTGAGAAATTTCCCGGAAACAAATTTCACTCGGATCCTCGTGAGGATGCCTTCGTTCTTTCCGGGAAAGGTGTCATACAGATACTTGGCAATGAGGAAGCCTAGAACACTATCACCCAAAAACTCTAAACGCTCGAAAGTCTCACCGCCCTCTAGGATGGGATTATAAGAAAAGGCAGTAACATACAGGCCAAAATCTACCACCGGCATGCCTACCAAATGCGCAATGTGTTCGCTTGTGAACATCACCCCTGACTTGGTGCTTGGGGGCCCCTCTGGCCAATTGTCATCATATTTGGGTTCGTCTACACTCTCCATAAAGTACTTATCACATTTTTTATTAAGTTATTAAGAGCGTGTGTTTGTCAATATCATCTCATATCAACACTTTTGTCAATTGTGAGCATTTTCTTTTGATATGACTTGAGTTCATTTTTGAGGTTTCTGTTCTCGTCAACAAGGGTAACGACCTTGTCCTCGAGCTTCCGTATGTACGGTATGTATGCATGGAGCTTCTCCTGTATCTTATCTAGGGTATTCATATCAGACAAACATAACTTTTTTGGAAAAATTTACTGTCATTTGACCCTGGTTACATCCAGAACTTAAAGGGAGGAAGTTGCAAGAAATTGTAACAAACTCTCTCGATAAATTGACCTCCGAACACTCATCCTTGAGGCAACGGTATATCGACAGCACACGTTATAAGGTGTGTCAAAGACACTGAGAAATTATATACTTAATTTCTAATGGTTCAGCCTTCTAAGGCCTCCAAGAAAACAACCGCAAAGGAAGAGGAGGAGTCTCGGGCGCTTGCAATCTCAAGTGCAATCAAGAAATATGATGTTGAGCAGAGTTTGAAGAAGCTTGAGGAGTTGTGCGACAAGTGGCGCCTCTATGACACCACCGCAACCTTTGAGAGCCAACTCATTGGCATGTTCAGTGCCCTTGATGTGAACTTTGATGAGGATCTGGTCAAGGCAATTGAGACCGACAGGGGTTCATTTGGTCTTAAGATGGTGAATGATAATATCATCACAGCTGAGTTTGAGGCAATGGCCATATATCACCGCCTACGGGAGCTCAATCTGTTCCCCTCGGGGAAGGACGAGAACGAGCAAAAGAAAAAAAACTTTCAAAAAATGATCAAAGTCCTAGAGATGATTTTTTATGCCAAGAAAATCATCCTGAGCACATACCAGGCAAAGCTTTCAGTTCATCAACTGGAAGCAGAGGACGGTTTGGTCGAACTCGACAATGATCTAGATGCGGTCATTGGCTCTTGGTCTCTGCGCTTCCGCTTCATCGACGATGGCATATCTTCCTTTCAGGAACTTTTGTTGTATCTGCTGGACTCTGCAATGGAGAAGGGATATCGCAAACAAGACGGTTTTCTCTATGAGCCCATCATCATCGATGGGCGGAACATGCACAGTTATCGCCAGGTATACGAGGTAAAGGACTTTGTATATTCTCGTCTGCGCAAGGAAGTGTCATGGGCTCACTGGGTGAATGCCACTCAAAACATGAAGAATGTCTCGTCGGCTGTGGAGTATCTGACAAACTGTCATGACTCGCAGCTTCCAAATCTGCACAAGCAGCGTGGAACTTACGCTTTCATGAATGGTGTGTATATTTCTTCAGAGGATCGTTTCCACTGCTTTGATACTGAAACTCAACCCCTGTCTGACAATATTGTTGCGTGCAAGTTTTTCGAGCATAACTTTGACAACACAGAATATGACGACTGGTTTGATATCCCAACTCCTCATTTGGACTCGGTTATGAACCACCAACAGTGGGATGCTGATGTCCAACGGTGGTTGCTGTGTCTGATTGGCCGTGTTCTTTACAAGACCAACGAGATTGACTCCTGGCAGGTGTGTCCTTTCTTTGTTGGTCTTGCAGGAACAGGTAAGTCCCTGCTCGTCCTGAAAGTCATCAAGCAGTTCTTCGAGACGGTCGACG